CTATTAAGATGGATGAGAAGGAAGTTGATAAACATATAGATACTTTTGGTGAGATGATGAAGGTTCATATAAAAGAATTTATGTATGAGAAACCACGCACCAGAGGTAATCTAAGGCTGTCATCTATTGGTAAACCAGATCGACAGTTGTGGTATGATGTCAATACCAAAGAAGATATTGAAGACCTAACACCTAGCACAAGAATTAAGTTTCTCTATGGATATATCTTGGAAGAGTTACTTTTACTATGTTCTTCCATTGCTGGACATAAAGTTACAGATCAGCAGAAGGAAGTAGATGTTGAAGGTGTTAAAGGTCATCAGGATTCCATGATAGATGGAGTTCTTGTTGACTGTAAGAGTGCATCAGGTTTTAGCTTTAAGAAGTTTAAGAATAATAACCTTCTTGAAGATGATCCTTTTGGATACATAGCACAGATCTCTGCTTATGCTCAAGCTAATCAGGCAGATAAGGCTGCATTTCTGGTGATAGATAAATCAAGTGGTGAGATATGCCTTACTCCCGTACATTCAATGGAGATGATAAATGCAAAGGAAAGAGTTAAGTATCTTAAAGGAATGGTGGGAAGCAACCATATCCCTGATAGGTGTTATGCTCCAGTTCCTGATGGGGAGTCTGGCAATTATAAGCTTCCTATTGGCTGTGTTTATTGTAGCCATAAGCGAGAGTGTTGGCAAGATGTTAATCATGGTCAGGGACTACGTGCTTTTAAATACTCCAGAGGACGTAGCTATCTTACAAAGGTGGCTAAAGAACCGAAAGTCGAAGAGGTAGTAAACTGGTAATGCATTGGGAATATAAAACTGATCCTAACCTTTCCAAGTTTGGTTTTGTTTATCGCATTACTAATACTAAAACAAAGCAAGCTTATATAGGATGTAAGCAATACTTTAATTATAAGAAAGGAAAAAAGAAAGCTGAGTCTAACTGGAAAATTTACATGGGTTCAAGTCAACACTTGCTTGATGATATAAAGAAGTTAGGTAAGAAACATTTTAAATTTGAAATGATAGCTGAGTTTAAGAATAAACGAAGCTTACGTTATTACGAGTGCTACTACCAGATGAAATATAATGTACTATGTAGTACACTCGAAGGAACAGATGATCCTGCCTTCTACAATAATTATGTAGGTGGAAAGTTTTATAGACCAGTAGAACAATATAATGAACAACCCTTTTGAATTAAGTACAGATGTATCAACAAATTCTTTGTATGATTTAACTGATAAAGATGGAGAAAGATCACTTTATATTGCAATTGTTCTTCAAGCTTTATTAGATTTATCTAAACCTAAAATAAAGAATGAAGATAATTCTATTCAACTCTATAGAGATCAGGCACACGCATGGGTATTTAAAGATGTTGGTGTGACCTGCCAAGATTTTGAGGAAGTTTGTTACTATGCTGGACTTGAACCTAGTGTGATAAGAAACTTTGCTTCCAATGTTATTAACTTAGAGGATACTAATAATGTCAGAAGAAAATTCCAAGCGTTGCTCTAAGCCTTTAGACAAACAAATAGGTGGTAACCATTATAAAGATTGTGGTATCCAGCCTGTAGAATATATACATGCAAACAATCTTGATTACTTTGAAGGTAATGTGGTAAAATATATAACCCGTCATAGAACAAAAGGGCAGGGTAAAAAAGATATAGAAAAAGCTATACACTATGCACAATTAATTCTAGAATTAGAATATAAAAAGGAGAAAGGAAAATAATGTTTAAATCAAACCGTAACCCTCAGTTTAGATCAGAATTTAGTGAAAATATATTTAATACAAAGTATGCCCATGAAGGAGCAGAGACTTTACATGAGTTAGCTTGTACTCTGGTTGAAGATGTATGTCAGAATAACCTAAGTCGAGATGAGAAAGAAGAACTCATTGACCACATTTCTAATCTAAGGTTTATTCCCGGTGGACGTTATCTTTACTATGCAGGGAGAGACAAGAAGTTCTTTAATAACTGCTACCTTCTCAAGGCTGAAGAAGATACCAGAGAAGATTGGGCCAACCTCTCTTGGAAGTCAGAGTCTTGTCTGATGACAGGTGGTGGTATAGGTGTAGACTATTCTGTATATAGATCTGAAGGACAAACCCTGAAGGGAACAGGTGGTATATCCAGTGGACCTCTACCTAAGATGGAAATGATTAACTCCATTGGTCAGAAGGTTATGCAGGGGGGTAGCCGTAGGTCTGCTATCTATGCTTCTCTTAACTGGAAGCATGAAGATGTGAATAAGTTTCTGAAGTCAAAGAACTGGTTTGATATGCCAGTAGGTACAACGGGACAGACTTTGTTTGATATAAAAAAGGATGACTTTAACTTTCCTGCTCCACTTGATATGACCAACATCAGTGTCAACTATGATACTGAGTGGTTGCTTAACTACTGGGAGAAAGGAGAAATAGGAAATGTCTTTCAATTTAATTGTAGCCAAGCTCTCCAAACCGGGGAACCGGGGTTCTCATTCAACTTCTTTGAGAAAGAGAATGAGACATTACGTAATGCGTGTACAGAAGTTACAAGTGAAGACGACAGTGATGTATGTAACTTGGGCAGTCTTAACTTTGCTCGTATTGATGATCTTAACCAGTTGCAGCAAGTCGTACAACTTGCGACCAAGTTTCTATTATGCGGAACCACAAGAGCGCAACTCCCTTATGAAAAAGTTTATTCTATTAGGGATAAAAATAGACGGCTTGGATTGGGCCTCATGGGACTTCACGAATGGCTCATTCAACGTAATAACAGATATGAAGCTACCCCAGAATTACATAGGTGGTTTAAAGTTTATGAAGCGGAAAGCGACAAGACGGCAAGGGACTTCTCAAACACCCTCTCTGTCTCAAAGCCAGTAGCTGTCAGGTCTGTAGCTCCTACAGGAACAATAGGCATACTGGCTGGTACATCCACTGGTGTTGAGCCTATCTACTCTGTTACCTATAAGAGAAGATATCTGAAGAACAGACGCTGGCATTACCAGTATATAATTGATAGTGCTGCGAAAGAAATGATTGATCTTTATGATATCAAGCCAGAGAAGATTGAAACTGCTTTGGATCTTGCCAAAGACTATGAACGTAGACTCAGCTTTCAAGCTAACGTGCAGGAGTATGTAGACATGGCTATCTCTGCTACAATTAACATGCCAGCATGGGGAACAGAAGATAACAACGAAGATAAGGTAGAAGATTTTTCCAAGACCTTGGCTAAGTATGCTCATAGATTACGTGGGTTTACCTGCTACCCTGATGGGTGTCGAGGTGGTCAGCCTATTACAGTTGTCCCTTATAATGAGGCTGTTAAACAGTTAGGTGAAGAGTTTGAAGACAACATTCAAGCCCATGACATCTGTGAGATCAGTAATTCAGGTGGGGTATGTGGAGTTTAACATGGCAAAGATAATGAACAGTAGAGGTAAGATGTCTCACTGTAATACAAAGAAAGAAAGAGATCCCGAACTAATAAAGTTATGGGAAAAGAAACTTGCAAAGAAAAAAAAGCTTGCAAGTAAATAAAAAATGTGGTATAATATAGTATGGAATGCCAATGGTGGGTTCCATACTATCTTGCTTTTAAAGGAGAAAATTATGAATTATACTTTAACAACCAACAGACCTAGAACTATGTCTGATTTTTCAAACTACAAAGATTGGGTTATTGGATACGATAAAATATTTCAAAACATGTTGAACTTTCCAACAGCTTCAACTACCAATCAATCCAACTATCCCCCTCACAATTTAACCGAAACCAGTGAAGGTAAGTATACTATTACCATAGCTGTAGCTGGTCTTGCTAAAGAAGATATTAAAATATCTCTTGAGGAACAGAACCTTACTATCTCTTATGAAAATAAGTTGGCAGGAAAGGAAGATCCTACTATTCTTTATCAAGGTATTGCTCATAGAAGTTTTAACAAGGTATTCCATCTTGCTGAAAGCATAGAAGTAAAGGATGCTATTATGAGTAACGGTTTAATTGTTATTGAACTGGAACAGAATATACCAGAACATAAGAAACCTAAATTAATTGAACTTAAATAAAGGAAATACTAATGGGTATTAGTAAAGAGAAGAAGGTTAATACAGTTTTTATAGGATATGATCCTAAAGAAAAGGTTGCAGCCCAAGTTCTAAAATACTTAATTGAAGCTAACTCACCAAAGGATATCATAGTTAAGTTTCTACGTAAAGATATCTTGGAACATATGAATATGTTTAATCGACCTTTTGAGATGGTTAATAATCAGATGATTGATTCTATAGATCAGAAGCCATTCTCTACTGAATTTACCTTTACTCGCTTTCTAGTACCTGCCTTGATGCAGTATGAGGGGTGGGCTTTGTTTATGGATTGTGACATGTATCCCAGAACAGATATCAATGAGATATTTGAGGAATATAACGATGAGTTTTATCCCTTATACTGTGTTAAACATGAGTATGAACCAACAGATAAATTTAAAATGGATGGTAGAGAGCAGACAAGATACAATAGAAAGAACTGGTCTAGTCTTATGCTATGGAATTGTGGGCATGAGTTGAACAGAGAGCTTACTCCATTCATGGTTAATAATAAAACAGGTAACTATCTTCATACCTTTGGGTGGTTGCCTAATAAGAACAGTGCCATAGGTGGGATGACAGAGGATTGGAACTGGCTGGATGGTCACTCCTCTCCTGACATAGATCCTAAGATGGTACACTTTACTACAGGTGGGCCTTGGTTTCCTGATTGGAAATGTAAGCGTGATGTAGATGGCCTGATGGCTACAGAGTGGAATCGTGATTATTCATATTTAGTATTGCATGGGAAAGTTGATGAACTACAAAATAGCAACAGTATTTAACGAGACAGTATTACAACATAGCACATTTCATTTAATAAATGAGTTCAAAGAAAACTGGGAACCTAGTATAGAGTTTCATTGTTATTATTATGATGTTGATCTAACTAACTATTCCCTGCCTAAAGCAAAGAATATCTTCTATCATAACCTGTTGGAGATGGAAGACTTCAAAGAGTTTAGAAAAAAATTCCCCCAACATAATGGAACTGAGGGGGGAGCCATA